ATGTACCAACCGCCGTGCCGTGTGACGGTGGAAACTTTGAGGGTGAGCGGGTGGCCGTCCGGGGCGACCTCGATTGTGTCGGACGGCTCCGGATCTGAAACTTCCGGCCAGTCCGTCCGGCGGATCGCGGCAATGTAGGCGGTCGCGTAGGTCGGCGCAAGCGCGTCCGTGTAGTTGTCCGCCGTGCCGTTTTCAAGCAACAGGATGTCGAGCGGATGTTGGATCGTCCGCGCCTTGCCGTTCTCGCGGCGCGTCCCCTTGTGCGCCGCTGGGCATTTCTCAAACTCCGCCGAAAGCCCGACGGTGAACGTCGCGCCGATGGGATCGGTTTTCATCGACACGACGACGCGCAACGATTCGCCCAACTCCACCGCCGCGCCCTGTTCGAGCGTGGGGAAGTCCGCAGCGTTCGCGACGTACCGCGCCGCCTCTGCGGGGGCGGCGTCGGAAACGGCCTCCGCGAAGTCCCGCGACGACGACTGCACGACCGCGCCCTGTTCCGTCTCGCCGTGCCGCATGGTGCGGACGGCCTCTGGAACGGCGGCGGCTATGCTGCCGAGCGCATTGCGGAAATCTTCGCGGAGGCTCATCTACTCTGTTCCCTTGTCTTTAGGGAGTGAATTCGGTTGAAATGCCGCCGGCGGCGAAGGACGATCAACACCGCCGGGGGCGCAAGGTCAGGCGTTGACGCCCGTCGCAAGGCCGAAAGATTCCGGCCTCTTGATGAGAATGTCGGAGTCCTGCAACGCCACAAGGCGGAGGCCGCCGTTCGTGTCGTTCGCGTAGGGATCGACAACGATGTCCGTGCCGCTCCAAAGGCAGACCGTCAGCTGCGTGAAGTCGCCAAACAGGAGCTTCGCGTTCGGCATGAGGTTCGCCTCGACGAAATCGCGCCCGATCACCTTGTTGGTCGCCGTGTCAAGCAGACGGACGGAGCCGCCGATTGCGCCGACGTTCTTCGGCGTGGACGCGCCGTCCGTCAGCACCTCGAAATCGCGGGTCTTCGCCAGTTTCGCCCAAACGCCGGAATTTCCCACAAACTTCATGCTCGGCTTGTAGGAGTTCGCGATCTTGGTGGCGGCGATAAGGTCGACGATCTTGTCGAACGTCGGCGCATTGCTCCACGCCGTGCCAGTAAGCGCGGTGCAAAGGCCAGTCGGCTGGCCCGCCGTCCCCGACCCCTGAAACGCGGCGGTCTCCAAACCGTTCGCGCAGGCGTACATGAGCCATTCGAGCACCTTGGCCTGTACATTGACGGACGACTGCAGGAGCAGTTTCCGCGTAATGTCCACATACGCGCCGTAGGTGTGCGGCGTCGCCGTGATCTGGCCGAAGGTGGGGTTCTTCTTGGCCGCGTTGCCGCCCTCGGTGGAAATCCACCCGCCCGTAATGCTGCCGCCCTTGGGGATCGAAATGTTCCCGACAAGGCCCGTCAGCACTTCCGCGCCCAACTGTTCGCGAAGGACAAGCGTCGCGACAAGCGCGTCGATAAACTGCCCGGAAAGGAGCAGCGTCTCGATGAGGTTCTTGCCCGCGCCGCCGATGCCTGTAATGCCGCCCGCCGCCGTGTCGGTGTTGTACGCGGGGGTGCCGAGCGTGAGTGAGCCGTCGGACGGGTTCGCTGCCGCACGGATGAAATCAGGGAGAAGGATTCCCTGCGCGGCGCGGCCAGTCTGCTTGGCGAGTTCGTCGGAAACCTCGCGCTCAAAGCCGATATCGACGTCGGGGCGTTCGCCCTTGGCAACGTCAGCCAGATAGCGCAGGACTTTTACAAAGTCATAACGCTTCTTGATCTTCGCCTTGTCGCCCTCGTCAATGACGGCGCGGGCTTCCGCTGCGGGCTTCGCGGGCTTCTTCGCCAGTTCCGCGAGATACTTCTCGCGGCGGTTCAAGAGTTCCTCGCGGAGTTCCTCGAAGGAACGCTCCGAGGTGAGGATGTCGGCAACTTCCTCGCCGCTGACGTGCGCGGCGGAGGCAAGTTCCCGGATTTTCTGACGCTGTTCGGCTGTCAGTATCATGGTATCTTTGCTCCTTGCGGCGATTGTTGCCGCTTTGATGTTTTTGGTTTCGGGGTGGCCCGCCTCGGCGGTTTTGCCGTCGTTGCGGTTCTCGGTGGTATTGGCATTGCGGCCAACGCCGATATTGGTGTCTGCGGGGACGTTCACAAACGACGCCTCGTATGGCGTCCAGTTCGTGACGCGGAAAATCGGGAGCCCCGTCTTCGCGTCCACGCCGTCGCGCTTGTACTCGTTCACGATGTAGCCGACGGACATATTGCGCTTTATGCCGTCAAGGGCGTCGGCCTCAATGTCCCGCGCTTTTTGGGAGTGGCCGAAACGGATCGTGCCGACGATCTTGCCGTCCTTGACTTCCGGCTTGTCCATGATCCCGATCTGTTCGCCGTAGTGGGTGTCCTGAATGACAAGCCCGTCACGCATCCGGGTGTCGTCGATCTCCCCCGGCTTGTGGCCGAGCACTTCTAACGCTTTCACCCATTCGCCGCTTTCGGGGTCTGCCATGTAGCGGGTGTAGGGCGTCTCGGACGAAATCGAGCAACGCACGACGCGCTCGGTCTTCTTGTCCTTGCCCTCGCCAACTTCCCGCGTTTCGACGATCCACTCGGCGGTGCGGTACTTGCGCTTGTCGTCCTTCGGCTCGTCGGCGCGTCCGCGCCTGTCAATCGTTCTTTTCTTCATCGTTCTCCTTTCCCGTCTTTGGGGTATTCTCTACCTTTAGCGGTTCGGTCAAAATTCCGGCGGCGTCCTTCTTTTTCTTCAGCCGCTTCTGCTCGGCGAGGTTCTCTTCGTAGTCCGTGCCGTAGTCGGCGGCGATCTGGGTGTCCGTCTTCCAGCCGTGGGCAACGGCGACGGCTGCGGCGTTTACGTCCTTCATCGGGTCAACCCACTCCCACGTCCGCCCGCGAAACTCATGCTCGACAAGTCGGGCGTAGTCGCTCGGCAAGTACGGCGACGAGGCGCGGTATTTCAGGAATGACGCAAGCCACGCCCGGAAGACGGGGGCCACCAACTGTTCGATCATCTGGGCTTGTAGTGTCCGCCAATGGTCGCGCTCGGCAAGCGTCCCGGCGCGGACGGACGAAAACGAAACGCCCGCCCAATCGTTCGCGAAACAGGCGTACTCAAGGCCGAGGCCGCTTGCCACGTCCCGGAGCATGGAGTTCTTGAAGTTGGTCAGTTCGCGGTTCGGGTGCGACGGCGTGACCGTCTTGTAGTCCCACCCCTGTTCGAGCATGATCTTCGTGCCGGGTTCGCTCGGCATGGTGAGCGCGGCGGATTGGTCGTCGTCGTACTCGCCGATCTCGCCGCCCTGTCCGGCGGGCGCGGTATAGACGCCCGTCGTGTTGGATTCGTCGCGGGCGGCGACAAGTTCGGCGACGTTGTACTCGTCGAGCATCTTCAACTTCTTCAACACGGCATGGCCGAGCGGTATTCCCCGCGTCTGCGTTTCGTCGTGCTGCGTGTAAAGGTGGAGAATGTTCGCGGCGGGTATGCGGACGACGGGCTTGCCGCCGATAAACGCCGCCGCCGGGTCTTCGCGCTCGGCGCGGAAATAGTAGGCGACGGGGTGCAACGTCCGGCGGTCAACCTCGACGCCGTTGCGGATCGCGGTCGCCGTGCCGTTGAGGTTCATCGTCTCGTCTATCGCGTCCGGGCGGATCACGCGCAGCGAAAAGCCGTAGTCGTTCTGGGCGGCGCGGTCGATCAGGACAAATGCCTCGCCGTCCCGCGCCCAATTCGACGCGCACAAGCGGCAAATGGCCGCGAACGACTTGCGGCCCGTCACGTCGGCCAGTTCGGGGTCGGTCGTCCACTTCCACCAATGGTAGGACAGGAACGCCGCCACTTTCGCGTCCACTTTCTCGACGTTCGTCTCGCGGCCCGGCAAGGGCTTAAACTTGAAACCGTCCCCGACGACGTTCGCGACGAAAAGGTCAAGCCAACGGAGGTAGTGTTCGGAGTTCTTCTCCATGTCGCGGGATCGCTGCCGGATAATCGCAAGCGCGGCGGCGATCTCCGTATTTGAAAAACCGCCGTCCCATTTCCACGGGGCCAAAATGCGCGAAACTTCCGCCGCGCTGAATGAGCGGACGAGCCGCCCGTTGTGCGCGGGCTGCTCCGGCTTCGGCTTCGCGCGTTTGAAGATGTTGAACATTACACGAACCTCACTTTCATGAATTTCGGCCCATTGGCTTTGGGCTGTTGCCCTGTCTCGTCCTCTTCGGCGCGTCTGCGCCAGTAGGCAAGGATTGAAAGAAGGTCGGCGTAGTCCTTGTAGGTGATCGAAAGTTCGCCGACGGTGATGGTCTTGTTCGGGTTGTTGCCGTAGTTCTGGAGGGCCGTCTCTACTGCGGCGACGACGGCGCGGTATTTAGAGACAAGCGGGCGGATGTAAACCGCGCCGCAAGCAATCGCCTCCGTGCCGCTTGCCGTGGTTGCGTAAACGATCCACCGCGTCGCGCCTGAAAAGCCCGCAAGCGTCTCGGCGGTCGCGGTCGCCGTCCATGTGCCGTCGCCGTTCGCGGTCGCGGCGACCTCGGCGTTCTTCGCGCCGTCAGAAAGTTTGACGGTGACGGCGGTCGCGCCGTCCTGGGCCGTCCATGTCCCGGTCAGCGTTTCGCCGTCGAACACGGCGCGGTCTGTAAATCGTCTCGCCATTGGTGAAGGTTCCTTTCCTCACCATTCGCGGGGCGGTCAAAATCGCGGCGGCGTTTCGGGCGTTCTTCGCGGTTGCGGTATTCTTCGGGCAAAATGTCGCGGGTGTCGTAGTCCATGTTGCGCTCCTTTCGGATCAGTAAAGCCGCCCGCCGATTGCGAGGCGGTGTTTCTTCTTTGGCGGAAGCTGCGGCGGCGTTCCCGTTTCGGGCTTTTCCGTTCCCGCTTCCGGCGGCGGCGTTCCTGTTTCGGCTTGCGGCGTTCCCGCGCCGACGATCTTGCCGCCGATTGCGAGGCGCGTCTTTTTCTTTGGCATGGTTTCTCCTTCCCCTGTCAAACCTTCCGCGCCCGCAAGCGCGTAGCACATGGCAAGGCAGTCGCCGAAGTCGTGCGGGTTCTTCGTCTGCCACTTGTAGGCGTACCGCTCCTTGCCGTCGGACGACTTCACGCGGGTCTTCGCCTTGAGTTTCTCGTTCGCCACTTGGACGGCGAAGCGGTAGTGGTTGGCGTTGCCGTCGAACAGGGAAAGTCCGCCGTCTGCGCCCGGCTCCGCTCCCCATGCCCTGTGCATCTTCTCCTTGTACTCGTCGGCGTTCCACGCAAGCCACCGCCGCCCCTGCGGATCGCGGCACAAAATGGTCGCGTTCTTCTCGCTGCGGATTCGGCTGCGGACGTTCGGGTTCCAGTTCTGCCCGGCGCGGCCCAACATGGCGACGGCCTCGATCCCAAACTCGGCGGCGACGGTCGGCGCGAACGCGGTCACGGTGTTGAATTGCCGCCCGCCCGCGTCTATGCCCCACTTGTCGATGTGGATTCCCTGCGCCACGATCTCGCGGGCGTGTGCTTTCAGGGCGGCGAATAGCCGGGCGTTAAACTCGGTGTCGTTCAAGTTCTCCGGGATTCGTATGCGGGTGACGTGGTAGGACGTGACAAGCGCGGTCAGCCGTATGTCGAACGCCGTGATCGCCGTCGTGATTGCATAGCCGGGGTTGATGTCCGTTGCGGCGGCGGTGAAGACGGTCGCGGGCGGTATGGTCTTCGGCGGAACGCCGCGCCGGACGCGGGAGAGGATGTGCCGCGCCGACAGCTCGAACGCGAACGCATTGCGCGGCGGCTGCATCTGGTATTCGCTCATGAACGTCGCCTCGCCGTCGCGGAGTAAGATGTTAATGGCGTGTTGGATTCCCGAAATCTCGGTGGCCGGGTCGAAGTTTCGCGGATTCAGTACCGCCGCGCCCTCGTCCATCTCCTTGCGGTGCTTCCGATAAAAGCGGTTCGCGGCGATATGCGGCACGCGGTCGGCGGCTTTCTCGGCTTGGAATATGTCCCAATACTCGGCCCAATAGTCGCGGACGCCCTTGCGCTCTTCGGCGGTCGCTTCCGGGTTGTGGCATTTAGGCCAGGCCGTCACCATCTTGTAGGTCTTCGTCTTCCAACCGGGATCGGCGGCGAACGTCTCGGAAAGGTCGTCGGCCTCAATCGGCGTCGAGGTCATGATTGCGGCGAGTTTCTTGCGGTGTCCGGCAAGCCCCATGAAGGTCTTTTTGATCTTCGCGGTCATTTTGCCGACCTGTCCTTCGCTCAATGCGTTCTCGTCGTTCTGCAAGTCGTCGAAAAGTATCAAGTCCGGGCGAAGTATACCCTTCGACTTGCCACGGGCCCCCGCGTTAAAGCCGACGGATTCAATGATCGCGCCGGAAGACGCAAACGGTCGGCCCGTGCGCGGGTCGATAACAGTCGGCAGAATGATTCGGTTCGCCGTCTTCTTTACGTTGGTCGGCTTGCCGTGGTAGGTCTGGGTTTTGGCCCTCTGGTATGCTCCGCCCAATTTCAGGAACGGGAGCGAGACTTCCGGGAAGTCCTGTATAAATTTCGGGTTCTGGGTTATGTTGGTGAAAATGTTTTCATTGATGTTGCTTGCGTTGTCGTCGTTCGCGCCGACGGTGACGACGTAGTGGCGTTGGCCTGTGACTGTCACCCAAAGAGCCGCGCCTTTCATGTATGCCGTCTTGCCGATTCCTCGCGCAATGCGTATGTGGTAGGGGATCGAAGCGTCGCCGATTGCCTGTTCTATATCCCGAATAATCGGATACATCTCCTTTGCGGGCGCAAATTCCAGAAACGCGCCGTGGGTCGGGTCGTCGCTCGTTCCGTACTCTTTCAGGAAGAACAGGAAGTCGCGCTCGGCCCGGCGGCGGCGTTTCCAGTTCACGGCCAGAAGCGCGGCGTCAAGGTCGGCGGCAATGTCGGCGTGTGACGACTTCGCCCGGCTCTTCGCTTGCCGTTCGGCGTAGGTCAAGGCGCGGGGCCGGGCTTTCTCCGGCACGATCCTGTCGAAAAGTGCCGCCGCGCCTTTCAGTCCCGGCGCGGGTCGGTTCGCCCGGCGGCGCAAGTAGTCGGCGACGGCGGCGAGGTCGATCTGGAAGTCCGGGCGGGCGGGTGCGCCCGGCTGCTGAATAAGCCAACGCAAGGTGCGGGCGGTCGCGTGTTTCGATCCGCCGCGCCTCAATACCGCCGCCGCCTCTTCCTCGGTCAACAGGCGGACGGGCTTTTTCTCCGCCGTTGCGCTCATATCCCGTCAAATTCTCCGCCGTCCTCGCCGTCTGGGGTCTTCGTCGGCGGCATATCCGCCGCGTTCTCGGCGATGAAGTCTTGGTAAACCTTCACCATCTGCGGGTTGCCGCTCTTGGCCATCTTTATTACAGCTTGCCGCATCTCCAGTTTCGTGCGCAGTTGCCCGATCCTGTACCGCTTCTGCGCTTCCGGGCTTGCCCAATACTCCGCCTCGGTAATTTCGGCGATTGCGCACGTTTCGGCGGTCGGCATTTCCGCCGCGCCGCAATTCTCGATCGCTTGCAGGGTTTCTTCGCTCATTTGCGCCTCCACGGGGTGAAGTTCGGAAAATCTTTGTAATTGAAGGGGTGGATGTCGTCGAAAAATGCCTTGTAGAAGTCCGCGACCTCTGTTTGGCAAGCGATCACCGTGTTTTCGGTTCTGGGGTTCGTGTTTACGTTCGCGCTGGATAGGATCGCGCCGTCGAATCGTTCGCCGTAAAACGCCATAACCTTTGAGTGGTTGCGGAACACTCCCAACCGTCCGCCGCCCTTGCGGGCGATTTCGCCCAATTCGGCGGCGCACATGGCGTAGGATGCCTTTGCGATCTCGCCGCAGTAGAAGTCAAACCGCCCAACCACGCCCCGATCAAGCCACTCGCCCATTTCGGAAACGTCCTCCACGCCGTAGCACCACGACGAAACAAGGCAGAAGTCGAGCCGCTGTTGCCTGACGACGTGCCGGAGGAAGGTCAAGGCGTCGCAATCGCCGCCGCTGATGACGTGGTAGGTCGCGCCGGGCCGAAAATGCCCCGTGGCATTTTCGAGGAGTGCCGCCTCTGAATTGAAGCGGCGAACGTCAAAAATCCGCTTGCCGCGCACGGTATGGCAACGCATGGCCGTTTTCCCGCCTGTTGCGGTCGGCTGCTCGGCGTCCGGCGTCGTCTGGTTTGTGTTAAAAAGTGCCATTTATGCTCCATTTATGGACGAAAAAAGGCCCAAACGCCCCGCAAATTTTCCCGAATTTCGTCAAAAACCACCACTAAAAGCCAGAAAACACCCAAAAAAACGTGACGCGAAAAACGCGCGAGAC